AGGCATTATCTGATATACGCCCGCGGTAAGGCTTGCTTGCTCGTCGGCCCTCGTCCTCAATTCCTTATCGAGCGCTTCCAGCGCCTCGGTTTTGACCTTTTTCTTTGTCATGCAACAAGACTCCTTTTGTTATTGGACCGGAGCCGCTTCCATGCCTCCGGCGTTCATCATGGCCTGGCCGATGGATCCCTCCTCGACGGGCCGCTGCAGCACAGGGCCGACTTTTGCGGCCATGTCCGCTTGCATCTGTTCTCTTTGCATCTGTTCCATTTCCGCCTGTTTCGCAGCCCTGGCCTCCCGCAGCTCCCGCACTTTGTATTCGGGATTCATGAATATGGTCGGCGTCCCGAACCGCTCCGCCACCCCGCGGGCGATCTTGTCCAGGTCGAAATTGTCCATAATCGACGGATCCCGCTCCGCCAGCGGCGATACAAATTGAAGGGCCTGGCCGGCTGCCTTCGTTTCAAAGCTCCGCATGGCCATCGCGAGCTTCGAGATATAGAGAATGTCCAGGCTTTGCCCGATGAGCGCCTGGGGCGGAGGCGCGAGATACGATCCCATCTCGTCGCCGCGGTAAAGCATCCAGAACACGCGAGCCAGGAGAGGGTCAAAGAGTTCGGTTTGCAGCCGCCCCAGCGTCGGCCCCAACAGGACCAGCCTTTCCTCTACTAATTCCAACACCTCCGTGGCAGTTTTGGTCCTCGGTTGTTGAGCAAGTAATGTAAAGAGATCCGCGAAGAACAGGGACATGATGAAATCCCGCCGCTGGTTCTCGTAGGCAAGGTCAAACTGCGTCGCGTTCGGACTTAACATGTACTCAGGTTTCCCGCCTGGCTTGTAATAGGTCACGCCCCCAGGGACGAACCGTTTCGGGTAGAGCGCCATCTCGTCGGGAGCCAGGATCGGCGGATCTGATCGCTTTTGGTGCATCTTAATGTCGGATTTGCTGAATTCGTTGACCATCTTGACCTCGGCCAGGGCGTCGATTCCTGGGCCGGATCCGTAGACGTGGCCCGATTGTTTCGCCCAGCGCGGCACAAAATAGGGGAATTCCTCAAAGCCGCCCTCCTCAAGCTGGCTTTTCTGCTGGCGTTCCACATAGAGCGATACCCAGGGCATATTTGTCTTGTCCCACAGTTCGGGATCCCTGTCCGCCCGCGGATAAACCGCGTGAAGCACCTCGACCAGCTCCTCATGGGTTCCGGCGTCATATTTCTTCCGGACGTCCTCGGAACACTCGTTGCCCCAGGCCTGTATACACCCGCGGACCGTGAAATGTTCGGACCGGATCACCGTGTCGACCTCGCCGTCGGCGTCCTCCTCGATCACGCACCGCGATACGTCAAAGGCCTTGAAGTTCAAGAGCCGGCCCTTGTTGCGCCTGGTCAGGATATTCCCCAGGTACATGACGCCGGTCCCGAAGGCCGGCAGATCCGTATAGATTTCATGGGCCATCATGGAGAAGTTCGATGTATTGATCGCGTCTTGCATCCGTTCCGACGTGTCCCGCAGCCAATCCTTGACCTCGGCCTGGTCCGCCAGGTCCTTCCGTTTCGTCGTCAGCATGAACCAGGGCGCGCTCGGATTCGTTAAGTGTCCATAGAGGCCGTTCGCGCATATCTGGAGGGCCTTGATCGCCGTCCCGTCGTAGATCTGCGCCATGCGCTTCTGCCCTGGCTCGGTCTGTGTCGTCACCGTGGCCCTGTGCGGCAGCATATAGTCACATATTTCCTGGAGTGTTGACTTGAGCGTCGACTTTTTCCCGTCCAGGGTGTCATATTTTTTGATGATCTTCTCGGCCTGATCCGTTTTCATGATTTCGCGGCCCTCCCGTGGCCGGAGAGGATTCCCTTTTGAAGGCCGATATCCTCATATTCGCCGCCGCGGATCTGTTTGAGTTCACCGGCGTAACGCTTGCCTTTCTTCGCCGCCTGGCCGCCCCGTACGAGGAGCCACGCCTGGCGCTGAGCATCGGACCAATTCTCCCAGCCCGCGGGGTATTCGGCCTCTGCCGGCACTTCCGGCAGATCCGGCGCTTTGGTATCTTGAAGAAGGTTATAGGCAGAACTCGCCAGGGACACGACAGACTTCGCGTTTTCCAGACTCAGTATGCCTTCACCGGCTGCCTTTGCCGGCTCGCCTGGACCGATCCCCGCCTCGGCCTTGTATGCCTCAAAGTCCGACACGTCTGCGCTCCCCTCCGGCGGAGGCGTGACGTTGCCACCGGCGCCGAGAATTCCCTCTTCTCCGCCAAGGAGTCCGCCCTCCTCAAAATAAGGGTCATAAACCTCGCCCTGGATCGTACCGTAGGAAGGCTCCTGTAACATCACCCCCTCTGATCCCATCGCGTAAGCCATGGCCGCAGCCATCCCCGCATTAAGCAAGGCCTCCTTTTGTGATCCGCCCTTTATGTCAGTCCCGATCTTCGCACCCGCAGCAGCGCCGCCAGGGCCGTAGAGGACACCGCCGACGGTCGCACCGATCTCAGGAGCATGGGGCCGTATTTCTTTCGGTGTTGCCTCCTCGCCGAGCGCCCGCGTTGAGTCCTGGACGATGTTCCCCGGATCTATGGCACGCGGGACAATCTCCTCGATCCCGCCGCCTTCCTCAATCGCCTTGTATACGTCATGGCCGGCGCCGGTCAGGAGCGACTTATAGGTTTCATCGGTAAATACAGGCGCGAAAACTCTGCCAGGCCTTCCGAGTGCATGAGCTATCGTTTTTCCCGCTCTTGAGGAGCCAGGCGCGAAAAGGTCCGACCAGCCAAAGCTGCCGCCAAAGAGGCCGCCTTCATCCGGCGGGATCTCCGAAGGCCATTGAGCGGGGCCGCCTTTTAATATGCCGGTCATGGGACTTCGGCTCGCGATGTATTCCTGTTTGTTCACCCCTTCGGGTACGATAAGGATCATTTTAACGCCTCCCCAACGGATCATAGTCCGTTGATTCCGCCCGTTCCCTGTACTTTGATAGGGCGAGCGGGTCATAATCATCCGTGAAATTCTGGACCGTCCGGAACGCATGGCCGAAGGTCGCGACGCCCACGCGCTCACACGCGAGATCGAAATAGACCGTCGCGTGCCGGTAATGGTCGGCCCCCAGGGCCTTGTAAACGTATGTCTGGCCGCCGGAACGATCGACGATAAGCACCTTGACGATGTTCGTGGCCTCGTCGATGTACTCCTCGACCTCCAAGCTCCGGCTCGGCAGCTCAAAGATCCTGGCCCTGGCCGCGGTCTGGCCGGTGATAAGTGCGTGCGTCCGGTCCAAAAGCTCCGTCCTGTTACCGACGACCTCGCGCCGTTCCATGTCCCAGCGCGGAGCGCCCCGCTGGCCCTCCTGGTAGTCGCAGAGAAAGACGCTGTATGGCTCGGCGTTCGCAAATTCGCGGGCCTTGTGCTTCTCCGGCTCGCCGTCGATCACGGCGCATTGAACGCCGAACCGCAGGGCGATGTTGTGGAGGTCATTCCATTCCTTGACGCGGGCCAGGTAAATGATCTTTCGGGTATGTTCGTTAGGCCGGATCCCGACGACGACATGGAGCCAGGTCCCGACATCGACGCCCATCGCACATGGGCCGTTATGGGAAATGCTCATCGCGTCCTGGGTGAGGCAGCGTTCCAGGTCCCTCCTGGTCAGCCGGTTCGTGGCCTCGACGTAAGCGCGGGCCAGCTTTGAGTTGTAAAACTCCTGGGCCGACATATAGCCGGGCTGATTGAGATTCTGATATGCGCGGAGGATCTCCGACGGATCGACGTACATAGAATTGAGCTGCGATATCCACCAGCCCCTTGTGGGCCGGCCAGGGAAAAGCGCCTCCCATTCGCCCTGGAAGGGGAAGATCTCGGCGCCGCACTTGACGCAGCAGCGTATTACGCGCCCGTCCTTTTGCTTTGCCAGGCAGTTCGGAAACTCCAGCTCCAGGCACGTCTTATGCCCGCATGATCCGCAGGGGATCATCCAGACGTGTTGGTCCGACAGATTATATGACCGGTCAATCCCGTAGTCGGGGATCGACGGTGTGGACAGTTCCTCGTATTCCTTTACTGTGCTGTGTGACGTGCGCTCCTTCGCGAGGTCGATCATATCCTGGTCCATTTCGTCGCGTTCGTCGAACACGATCCGGTCCACAGGGATTGATTTCAGTTTGCTTGATGTTTTGCGAAGGCCCTCGATCTGCCTGGTCGATTTCGCGCCGCGGAGATAGAGGATCGCCTGATGGATCCGCTTGATGTTGACGGCGTCGGTTGATTGCACGAACCGGCCCACAGCCTCATAATTCTGTTCGATTAGGGGATTGAAGCGCGCCTTTGAAAAGTCTGTCACGTCGTCGGCCGTCGGGAACAGGTGCAGCGCGCCCAGGGGAAAGCGCTTATGAATCATTCCATGGAGCGTCTTAAGGACGGCCTTTTCGGTAAAGCCCATCTGCGCGCCCTTCTTTGTGACCTGTTGCGGGTGATTGTCGATTAGGGGTTTGCCGAGGTATTCATGGTTTTTATGGAGATAAAGGCCGGATTGAAGTTGAAGGCCGCGGTTAAGCGCCCAATACCAGGGTGAAACGGCCTCGTTCAGCGCCGGATCCGCCAGGTACTCATCCCTTTTTTCTGCCGTCGCCCTTCTTGCCA